GAATCTCTTTTGTTCCCAATATTATATTTTGGAGTTAATTCCCATTCATCCTTTTCTTTAAAGGACAGGATTTTTAACTGGCTCAATGGTACTGTGAGTTCTGATGATTTATCTGGTTCTGCAAGAGATATTAATTCCCATTCTGTGAGAAGATTGGCAATCGTATTTCGTCTTGCTTCATCATTTTCGGAAAAATTGGTTGTCTTACCATCTAATGCAAACAACTCTTTAAAATGTACTATGTAATATTTTCCCTGCTTGTGCAGGATATGACATGACTGAAATAAAGTTTTTTCTTTGCGTGATGCAATTCCGATTCGTGTAAGGGTTTCTCGTACCTTTAAGAAATCATCAGGCTCTTTTAGTGTTACTTCAATCATCGCTTGAATTATAGCTTCGCTCATTTTGTCCTTTCAAACCACCTATATCAACTTTTTGTTTAATAATATCCAGTTGCGAATCATCAAGTAAAGTAGAGTACTCTCTCGCTTTCGCATAACTGCACTTATAATATTCTTTGATTAATTCGAGAACTCCATTGTTTTCACGTTTCAACCATTTTCCATACCGTTTTTTCGGTCTAATTATATTTAGAAAAAAGTCGAATTGAAGTTTCGGATCTAGGTGATTTTGGACATTCATTTCGTTTGAATAAAGTACCGTATCGTGATTAAAACTCAATGCACGATTTATAATGAACTGTTTATACTCCCTTTCTAGTTCTGGAGTTGCATCCATCAGATTTATTTTACCATGATTAATCTGTTTTACAAAATCAAAGGGGCTCATACGAACTCACATTCTGCCATTAATTCAACCAAACAAGCAACAAGGTTTACTTCTTGGTCTGCGACAAAGGCCGATTTGTATTGATAATCTGCAATAATTAATACAGCAGAAGGTATAGAAGATTTTTCCAATACTTCATATAATTTATCATATATTTTACGATAAATTGTTGTAGGGTCATTATCTACATTTGATGAAACCCATTGGCGCATATCATGGAAATTCTTATTACGTAATGCAGAAATCAATTGATTTAAATTTAGTTCTCCAATAATAGCAAGAACACCAGAATCGATTTCACCAGAAGTCGAATACCTTTGGAGTTCATTAATAATTCTACGAAAATCTGGAAAGTGTTTGTTGATGAGTTCAGCAACAACTTTTTTATTATGTTCTACACTCTCTTCAGCAAGAATGTCACCACAACGTACCATAAATTGTGATGCAATATCTGGTTTTTCATCCTTTTTCAATCCAAAATCTATTACTGCACAACGAGAATGTATTGGCTCGATGATTCGATTTTTAAAATTGCAAGTAAAAATGAAAGAACAATTCTCCGCAAACCTTTCAATGAAACCTCTCATTGCTGGTTGCACCGAATCTGGATTCATGTAATCTGCCTCATCAATGATTACAACTTTGCGACCACCACCAGATAAAGATATAGTGGAACAAAATTGAGTCATTTTAGTTCTGAGAGTATCTATCATTCTACCCTCATCAGAACCATTGATGATAATGTAATCGGAATTTGTCATGTCACAGATTGCTCTGGCAACAGTTGTTTTACCAACTCCAGCAGGCCCCGTGAACATTAGATTTGGAACTTTATTATCTCTAACTAGATCTTCAAGAGTTCCCTTGATTGTATCAGACAAGATACATTGATCGATGGTTTTAGGCCGATATCGTTCAACCCACAAAAAATTATCCATATCAAAAAACCTTTCATAGTGTAATTAAACTTATCCCTCAAAAGTAGAGTTCTGCTCGAGTGCAATCCAGTACTGTAACGTATCTGTTGTTCTTTTGAAATGTGAAATTCGTTTAGAGGATAATTTCACATCATAAGTACCTTCCATAATCTTATTCAAGTTTTCAGTCTTGAATATCATTCGGAAAGTTTTATCGGTTGGGCCAACACCAGTTGAAAACACATCCGATGTTGTATTTCCAGTATCAGATACAACGATACGTGTTTCCGTACCATTCCCTTCAATAACCACTTCTGGAAGACCTAAAGTGTTTGCTGCGTTAATGGTCTTTTTGAACACTTCTTGTGTCAATTGAAATTCAACTTCAGCATCTGGAAAAGTTATGTTTTTTTCGGGTGGTGTTTGAAACATGGAACTACTTCCACAATAACGATATGTTGCTTCATGATTAGAATCAGATATCGTAACACCATTATCTGTAAAATCCAATTCTGGATTTTGAAATAATGCCAAAGTTCCCAAAAATCGATTCAATTCGTAAATTGGAAATGTTCTTGGAAATTCTTCTTCTATCTCAACCGAGGCTAGAATTGTATTCAAAGGAGAAACCGTTTTAAGTACGTTCCCCTCACGAAATTCTATGCTCTGATTAATATTTGCATAGTTTCTCAATACATTAATTGTTTTTTCATTTACTTTCATTTTATTCTCCATTTTTAGTTAATATTATAATTATAACAAATTCTTAACACATTGTCAAGTCGTTTTTTTCTTTCTTCGTTTTGGGTTATTAATGTTTCTTTTCCGTTTTTTATGTCCACTCACTTTTGTTTCTTTGTCCATACCATGGGCTGCATATTCAAGATTTGCAAGACTGGCCATTGAACCAGCAAAAATATACGAACCCATATGTCCAATTTTCATCCACGGGCATAACCAAATTTGATATCCTAATCTACGTACAAACTGACAAAAGAAATAATCCTCAGAAAGATATCGATCACTTCCTCCTGCAATATCACCCAAATAAGCCTTTGAGTCAATCACAGTATCAAAATATGCATGGATATCTCTATCACCAGCAAAATGTTCAGAACGATTATGATCTGGTGTATATGCAAATTGAGGATATGCTTCTTTGAAATCAATGAATACTTGTTTCTTAATTAACATAAATCCTGTACCGATTTCCAAAACCTCAACTGGTTCGCCCACTTGAATTTTTTTCGTATTCTCTACAGGATTAAAAACATAATCACCAGTATATTGCTCTAACACATTTGGATCTTCATCTGCAAGTCCAGTATCAACTGCATTCCGAACTTTTTCCCAAGCAATACATTTTTTTGGATATGGCCCACCAATAATATCTTTGTCCAATGCGGCCAAAGTAAGTACATCATTTGGATCAAAATGTATATCTGCATCAATGAACATGAGATGTGTATAATCACTTCTCATAAACTCATCACATAGATAATTTCTTGCTCGTGGAATTAAGGATTCATTGAAAAGATAAAAAAACTTAATATCCATTTCATATTTGGTTGCAAGTGTTGCTAGATCACAACACGCCTTTGTATACATTCCACAACACATTCCACCATACATTGGTGTACAAATCATTATCTTTTTTTCACGTAGTTCTTCAACTCCAATTTTTACTTCCATAGTTAGTACATCTCAATAAATTTAGTTAATTGTTCTTTGTTAAGGTTTGGTAAATTCACATGCTCAAAATATGTTTTTATTTTGGAATAATTTTCTAGGATGTCATTTTCTTTTCCACCATAACGAATTTTCTTTGGAATGATGGTAGGATTTTCTGTATTGTCTGTGATGTATCCCAATCTAATCCACGGCTCCAACATCCAAAACCATGCACTTTCACAAGTAATATTATTGCATGCTGTTTTTATACTATCTAAAATTCTTAGTACATCATCATATTCATAATGATCGATTGACAAAAAATCACAACTACCCTTGTAGTCATTTGCATCACAATTAATAATTTCAATTTTGTCGTGCCATTTTGTGCCAATGTCCTTGTGATAATCTATTACTTCTTTGAACTTTTCCAGTACTGTTATTTTCGTTACTTCTGGTTTGGACGCCAACCATTGTTCTCTTGTTCCAAATCCCAATCCTGTACAAATAACATGACCTTTGGCCAATTTGTAATGCGAATAAAACTGAGATGCAGAACCATGTTTTTCATCTAAAACCATCCATTGAACACCATCCATCGTAAATTGCCAAAAAGGAACATCATACCATTTTCTCCGTTTATCTAACCATACATTTATGCCATTCTTATCATACGATTTGATAATTGGTGGAACATATCCTAGTTCTTTTAATTCGTTTGGAACTGTTTCACTAAATGCAGGTTTGTTCATAATCAGTAGATACAAAAATAGAATGACAGTCAGGGGAGTTGACCATCATTCTATTATATATGAATTATTTTTACCAAGGTTTGAAGTCTTCGTTTTCTTCTTCAGTCTCAGTTGATTCAGAAGTTTCACCTTCTTCAGTTTCATCAGAAGGCATCGAAACCTTTTCATCCAACTTGGAATACAAGTCCATGAAAGTGTCTTTGGTTTGGTCATCAAACCTTGCAACACACATTGCAATCGCTTTCATTCTATCTTTGAAGATCGAAAACGCATGAACAATGTGAACCAAACGGCGAGTGGCGATTATCTCATCAACCCCACCATCATAAAAAGTTTTGCGAATCAAATCCGCCCAGTCAACCAGTTTTCCAGAAAACTCTTCATCCAGACAACCAAGAGAAAACATCAACTTATTGATGATTTTCTTCTCAACTGAAACAGAAGGATATTCCTGTTCAACTGTAATTGGAAATCTTTCAAGGAAAGCTTCGTTCAAGATGTTAGTTCCAATGAACCGACCATCTTCTGAACCTTTACCCTTAGTGTTTGCAGTCGCCATGACTGTGAAACCATCTTTAGGACGGACAATCCTTCCTTCCTTTTTAATCAGAAGTGGATTTCCTTCCAGAACAGGTTGGAGACACATAATTTTGTTTGATGCAAGGTCAACCTCATCAAGAAGAAGAGTTGCACCACGTTCCATCGCCATAACTACTGGCCCGTCTTGCCAAACTGTTTTACCATCGATTAATGCGTAGTGACCAATCAAGTCATCCTCATCAGTTTCAATAGTAATGTTCACCCGAAAGAGTTCTTTCTTCAAATCGGCATGAACTTGTTCAATCATCATGGTTTTTCCGTTTCCAGAAAGACCAGTAATAAAGACAGGATAAAATTGTCCAGATTTTTTGATGGTCTTTACATCACCGTAATGAC